CTCTGCATCTGCAGTTAGAGGTATGTCTTTCAACATTCTTTTTCTGGACGAGTTTGCCTTTGTTCCTAACCATATTGCTGACTCATTCTTTGCCTCAGTATATCCTACTATCACTTCTGGTAAATCAACGAAAGTCATAATGGTTTCTACCCCTCACGGGATGAATCATTTTTATAGGTATTGGCACGACGCAGAAAGAGGAAAGAATGAATATACACCAACTGATGTTCACTGGTCAGAAGTTCCTGGTAGGGATGATAAGTGGAGACAACAAACTATTGCTAACACTTCAGAGCAACAGTTTAAAGTTGAGTTTGAATGTGAGTTCCTAGGATCTGTTGATACTCTTATCGCACCTAGTAAATTAAGAACCTTTGTATATGAAAACCCAATGACATCAAGTGCAGGACTTGATGTATATGAAGAACCAGAAAAAGGTCATGATTATGTTTGTACAGTAGACGTTGCAAGAGGTGTAGAAAAAGATTATTCTGCTTTTGTTATTATAGATATTACTTCATTTCCACATAAGGTAGTAGCAAAGTATAGGAATAATGATATTAAACCTATGCTATTTCCAAGTATCATATATGAAATAGCAACGAAATATAATCAAGCATTTATTCTTTGTGAAGTAAATGATGTTGGAGATCAGGTAGCAGCAATTATAAATTACGATTTAGAATATGAAAATCTTTTAATGTGTTCTATGAGGGGTAGAGCAGGTCAAGTTGTAGGTCAAGGATTTTCTGGTAAAAAAACACAACTTGGTGTTAAAATGTCCAAGACTAAAAAAACACAACTTGGTGTTAAAATGTCCAAGACTGTTAAGAAGGTTGGTTCTCTTAACTTAAAGACTGTTATTGAATCAGATAAATTATTATTCAAAGATTATGAAATATTAAGTGAGTTAACAACATTTATTCAAAAAAATAATTCATTTGAAGCGGAAGATGGATGTAATGACGACCTTGCAATGTGTCTTGTAATATATGCATGGTTAGTTGCACAAGACTATTTTAAAGAACTTACTGATCAAGATGTAAGAAAGAGATTGTATGAAGAACAGAAGAATCAAATAGAACAAGATATGTCTCCTTTTGGTTTTATTTCAGATGGAATGGATGATAATAGTTTTGTTGATGCAGAGGGTGATAGATGGCACACAGATGAGTATGGAGACAAAGGTGGTGGTATGAACTATATGTGGGACTATATGTAAACATCGAAAACAATAAATATTTTCAGAAATACTGAGTATCGGAGTCTAAAGCATGGCGACACCTCAATTATCTCCTGGTGTATTAACGAGAGAGGTTGACCTTACCGTAGGAAGAGCAGAGAATGTACTGGATAACATCGGTGCGATAGCTGGCCCATTTAGGATCGGCCCCGTCGATGAACCAATTGATATTGCTACAGAAGAGGATTTAATCAACGTATATGGTAAACCGTTAGGAACGGATGCCCAATACGAATATTGGATGACAGCAGCATCTTACCTTACTTACGGGGGAGTCCTAAAAGTTTGCCGTACTGACGGAACGAACTTAAATAACGCAAACGCAGGTGTTGGAATTGCATCTACGTCTGCTGGTAACTTAAAAATTAAGAATTACGATGATTACCAGAACAACTGGAAAACATCAACAGAATTTACCTACGGTGCAAAGAACCCTGGTTCTTGGGCAAACGGTTTAAAAGTCTGCTTCATTGACGACTTGGCAGACCAGACTTTAGGTATCACAACTACAAGTCCTGGAGATTACGGTGCTATCGTTGGATATGCTGTAACTGCTGCACTATCGGATGTGGTCATACCTGGTGCTGGTAGTACTGCTGGATTTAGNGGATANCTGAAAGGAATTATNACTGGTGTATCAACAGATGCTACGAACAGTCTTTCTACAGTTGATGTAAAAATTGTATCTAGAGTTTCTAGTGCAGGTACTGAAACTAAAATCGATTACAAGCAGTATACTCAATACGCTTCATTCGATACTTCCGATAATATCTGGTTTGTAAACAACTCTGGTATTAATACTGGTGCTCCAAACGCAGTGAATACTGCAATAACCTTCTCACCAACGGCTGCAGAAGATTGGTATGATAATCAGGTTCTAGGACTAGAGAATTCAGTAGTTTACTGGAAGTCTCTTGCTCCAAGACCACAATCTAACAATTATGTAACCAAGAGAAAGGGTAAAAACGACGGACTGCACATTGCCGTTGTTGATGACTTTGGTACTATTAGTGGAGTTCAAGGTGCTATCCTTGAGAAACATATTAGTCTTTCTAAAGCAGAAGATGCTATCTCTGCAGTAAATTCTCCACAAAAGATATACTACAAACAGTATCTTGCAGATTTTTCAGACAATATCTACGCTGGATATAACGTATCTGCTGCTAAAGATACTTATTGGGGTACAGAACCAATTGCATCTGGTTTCGGAACTGCTTGCGTACCTTTAACAACTGCTCAAGGTTTATGGAGTCAGAAGGCACAAGACACAACATTCTCACTCATAGGAAATAAAACCTATAGTTTCGGTGGTGGTGTTGACTACGGTGCTGGAATTCCTGAAGTTGGACAGAATGGTGGTATGACTGCTACCCTTGGTGATCTTAAGACTTCATATAATAAGTTTGCTAATAAAGATGAGATTCAGGTAGATTACCTAATCATGGGGCCTGGTTTAGGTGCCAGAGATCTTTCACAAGCAAAGGCAAATAGTCTGTTATCCATTGTTGGAGACAGAAAAGACTGTGTTGCATGTATCGGGCCTCATAGGCAAGATCTTGTTAATGTAACAAATACAACTACACAGACTACTAATCTAATTACATACTTCGCTCCTCTATCATCTTCCTCTTACGGAATCTTCGATAGTGGTTACAAGTACACTTATGACAGATTTAACAACGAGTTTAGATACATTCCAACCAACGGAGACGTTGCTGGACTAATGTGTCGCACAAATGTCGTTGCATATCCTTGGTTCTCTCCTGCTGGTCAGCAAAGAGGAATCATAAACAATGCAATTAAACTTGCATATAACCCAACACAAGATCAAAGAGATCAACTGTATCCTAACAGAATTAACGCTATCGTTACAAAACCTGGTACAGGTACACTTCTCTTTGGTGATAAAACAGCACTCGCATATGCATCAGCGTTTGACAGAATTAACGTTCGCCGTTTATTCCTTACAATTGAGCAAGCACTGCAGAAAGCTGCAGAGGCACAACTCTTCGAGTTAAATGATGAGTTAACGAGAGCAAACTTTAGAAACATTGTTGAACCTTATTTGAGAGATGTTGAAGCAAAACGTGGACTCTACGGATTCCTAGTTATTTGCGATACAACAAATAACACTCCTGATATCATTGATAACAATGAATTTAGAGCAGACATTTACTTGAAACCTGCCAAGTCTATCAACTACGTAACACTTACGTTCGTTGCTACTAGAACTGGCGTAAGTTTCGATGAAGTTGCTGGTCGTGTTTAATCAAAAAATTCATCTAAATAACTAACAAGGAGAGAAAACAATTATGGCATCGACCAAACAAAACAGAACAATTTCTGATTTTAAAGGAGCACTGATCGGTGGCGGTGCAAGACCTAATCTGTTTGAGGTAGAGTTAACTACTTTACCTGCAGGTATTGCTTGGAATTCATCCAATTTTTCATATATGTGTAAAGCAGCAACATTACCTGCTTCAAACATAGCGAACATCGATATCCCATTCAGAGGTCGTATTTTTAAAGTTGCTGGAGATAGGACAATTGATCCTTGGACAGTAACCATTATTAATGATGAAAACTTTGACTTAAGGAATGCGATGGAAGAGTGGACAGATCTAATTGCTTCTTTGGAAAGAAACATGGGAGCAACAGATCCAGAGGCCTACATGGTAAATGCTAAAGTTTATCAGTTAGGTAGAGGTTCTACAGCAAACTCTAAATCCAACTCTGGAACTGCAAATAGTGTTCTTAAAGAGTACGAATTCTTTAATATTTTTCCCACAAGTGTGGCGGCTATTGACTTATCTTACGATTCAACCGATACTATAGAAGAGTTTACTGTTGACTTCCAAGTTCAATCTTACAGATTTAACGGGGCTGGCGGTTCTAACGGCTAACTAAATAGTACGTAAGGAAACTATAAATCATGGCAAAATTATTTGGGTTCTCTATAGAGGACTCCGAATCACTATCGAATACTGCGGTATCTCCCATTCCTCCGAATAACGAGGATGGGAGTGACCACTATATGAGTAGTGGTTTTTTTGGTTCTTACGTAGATATTGAAGGTATCTACAGAACTGAATTTGATTTGATTAAAAGGTATCGTGAAATGGCACTTCATCCAGAAGCGGATAGTGCTATTGAAGATATTGTAAATGAAGCAATTGTATCAGATACTAATGATACTCCAGTAGAAATTGAACTTTCTAATCTTAATGCCAGTGATGGTATTAAAGATAAAATTAGAAAAGAGTTCAGATATCTATTAGACATATTAGATTTTGATAAAAAAGCACACGAAATCTATAGGAATTGGTATATTGATGGTCGTATCTATTATCATAAGATTATAGATTTAAAGAATCCTCAAGACGGAATTCAAGAATTAAGATACATAGACGCAATGAAAATGCGTCATGTTAGGCAGGAAAAGAAAAAACCAGGAGATAAGTATAAGGTTTCAAATACTGGGGATGATCCAATGGATTATGAATTCCCAGAAATCGAAGAGTATTTTATTTACAATCAGAAGGGTATTTACCCTACTGGTAACATTAATGCAAAGGGGCCTAGTCAAGGAGTTAAAATTGCAAAGGATGCAATTACATATTGTACCTCTGGATTAGTAGATAGAAATAAGGGATCAACACTTTCTTATCTTCATAAAGCAATTAAATCACTCAATCAATTAAGAATGATTGAGGATAGTCTTGTTATATACAGATTATCAAGAGCACCTGAAAGAAGAATATTCTATATTGACGTTGGTAATCTACCTAAAGTTAAGGCAGAACAATACCTTCGTGATGTTATGATGAGGTATCGTAACAAGTTAGTATACGACGCAAACACTGGAGAGATTCGTGATGACAAGAAATATATGGCGATGTTGGAAGATTTCTGGTTACCCAGAAGGGAAGGAGGACGTGGTACTGAAATTTCTACTCTTCCTGGAGGTCAAAACCTTGGAGAAATCACTGACATTGAGTACTTCAAGAAGAAATTGTACCGTTCACTCAATGTTCCACCATCTAGAATGGACGGAGAAGGAGGGTTTAATTTAGGAAGATCATCAGAAATACTACGTGATGAATTAAAATTCACTAAATTTGTTGGACGTTTAAGGAAAAGATTCTCCAGAATGTTCCATGACATGCTTAAAACACAGTTAATTCTGAAGAATGTTGTGACCCCAGAAGACTGGGATATNATGAGTGATCATATTCAATATGATTTCTTATATGATAATCACTTCTCCGAACTTAAAGAAACAGAACTCTTTAACGAAAGAATTAATGTTGCTGCTACTGCAGAACCATATATTGGAAGGTATTATTCTCAAGATTATATAAGACGTAAGATACTTCGTCAGACTGATATTGAGATTAAGGAACAGGATGAATTAATGGCAAAAGAAATTGAAGATGGAATTGTTCCAGATCCAATGGCACCAGTTGATCCAGAAACAGGAGCTCCTTTAGATCCTAATGCTCAAATCATGGAACCTGAAATAGATGGGTCTGCAACAGAAGCACCAGAACTACCTAAAGGTGGTGAAATATAACCTGCACTACCTGTAGTGTATAAATATTAATGGTTATTTAATTATTAACATGGATGATGAATTAATGGACATGATGGTAGCAGATGATTCTGCGTCACAAGTCAGTGATAGAATGAAAGATATTCTTTTTGCAAAGTCTGCAGAGAGAGTAGATGCTTATCGTCAAGAGGTAGCAAATAGTTTATTCGGTAATCAAGAATCAGAAGTAGAAGATGAAATCGAAACAGAAGTAGATGCAGAGGCAGAAGCAGAAGTTGGAGATGAAATCGAAACCGAAGAAGATGATGAAGAATAGTTTTATAAATAACTTGTAAATGATCCAAAGTATAGCATAATGGCACATAGAGCAGTTGGAGCTGGACAGTCTATTGCTTTGGCGGGAGCCGCAGCGACAGCAACTTTTAAAGTTCAATCAAGTGTAATGAGAGTAGTAGCAAAAGGAGCTCCTGCTTTTGTTGCAATAGGTACTGAACCTACCGCTACAACTTCTGATTACTATGTTCCTGCAGGGGGAACAGCAACACTGGCATTAACAAAATCATCTCAAAGAGTTGTTAATGTTATTGTCGGAGCAGCAACAACCCTTGTTTGCCCAGAAGGAACTCAAATGCCTTTTGTTCTTGGTGACAGAGTTACTATTCAAGATTCAAGTGATAGTAATTATGATACCAAAATAAATAATGCAAGAGTAACTGCAGTTTATGCATCATCTGGTAGGGATGGTTATTTCCAAACCAGAATTAGAGTAGCTGCTGATACTTCTGGAATTAGCACAGCATTTGATCCTAAATGTCATGCTTCACTTTATAAATCATTAAGTGTATCTGCTTTAACACCAGACGGTGCAACAGGTGGAGTTTTATATGCACAACAAGTCCAAACATCAGGGGATGCCTAAATGAAACTCATTAGAGAAGAAATTGAATCAGTTGAATTCCTTGTCGAAAATAGAAACGGCAAGAAATCAATGTATATAGAGGGTGTCTTTTTGCAAGGAAACATTCAAAACCGTAATGGTAGAATGTATCCTATGGAAACTCTCCGCAAGGAAGTTGGACGTTACAATGAGAATCATATCCAATCAGGAAGAGCACTTGGAGAACTCGGTCATCCCGAAGGCCCAACTGTAAACCTTGATCGTGTTTCTCACAAGATCGTTTCTCTTAAGGAGAACGGATCAAACTTTATTGGTAAAGCGAAAATTCTCGGTACACCAATGGGTAAAATTGCATCTTCACTTATTGAAGAAGGTGTTAAACTTGGCGTATCTTCTCGTGGTATTGGTTCTTTGAAACCAACTCGTGAAGGAGTCAATGTTGTAGGTGATGACTTTATGTTATCAACTGCTGCAGATATCGTTGCNGATCCTTCTGCTCCTGATGCTTTCGTTGAAGGTATTATGGAAGGTAAGGACTGGGTATGGGATGGTGGTATTTTGCGTGAGAAGTTCGCAGAAAAAACATATAAGACCATCAATACACTGGTTGATCAGAAACAATTAGATGAGAAAAAACTCAATCTATTTAATGATTTCTTATCAAACTTGTAAAACTTCTAAATAAATATAGATTTTAACTAAAAGAGTCGGAGTCGTACAAATGTCTCGTGGTAAAAAACAAGAAATGGAAGAAGGTTTGATTGATGTCGCTAGTGGCATCAAAAAATCAAATACTGCAGTGAATGCCAACGCTAAAGCTGGTGACGCTATAGATACATCCCAAGGAAATTGGGAAGATCTCGGTGGGCCAACACCTCAAAATTATAAGGTGGATGACGATTCAGCTAAGCTGAAGACTCCAGGTGGCAATCTCAAGCAGGTATCCGACGTAGTTACTAATCGTAAAGGAAAAACTCTCAAGCAAGGAGACGAAGCAGAAGTGACTGATGAACAAGAAGTAGTTGCTGAAGAGCCCGCTACTGAAGAAGTAGTCGCTGAAGCAGAGACAACTGAAGAAGTTGTTGAAGAAGAGACACCTGAAGTTAACATCGAAGATGATGTTAATGCACTTTTAGGTGGCGAAGAACTCTCCGAAGACTTTAGAGAGAAAGCAAAGCTTGTATTCGAAACCGCACTGAACTCCAAAGTTGCCGAAGTTAAAGAGGCATTGGAAGCGAAGTATCAAGAGACCCTTGAAGAAAAGATCGCAGAAGAGAAAACTGCACTTTCTGAAAGAGTTGATAGTTATCTTGAGTACGTTGCAGATGAGTGGTTTACGGAAAATACTCTTGCTGTAGAGCAAGGGCTTAAAACAGAATTGACCGAATCATTCCTTGAGGGAATGAGGGGTCTCTTTGAAGAGCATTACGTATCTATCCCTGATGATAAGTACGATGTTCTTGAGAGCATGGTCGAAAAACTTGATGATATGGAGACGAAACTCAATGAGCAAATTGAGAAGAACGTTGGTTTAAACAAGAGACTCGGTGAGTCTGTTGCCAATGGTATTCTTGAGTCTGTTTCTGATGGCCTTGCTGCCACACAGAAAGAGAAGCTTGCATCACTTGCTGAAAGTGTAGAGTTTGAAAGTGAAGAATCTTATCGTGAAAAATTGGAGACATTGAAGGAATCTTATTTTGCTTCAAAAGGAACTCCAACTTCTAAATCAGAAACTCTTTCAGAAGGAGTAGACAGTTCAGAAGGTGCAGTGTCACATTCTAATCAAATGTCTGCTTACTTAAGAACTCTTTCTGGATTTAGTAAGTAAAACTGATTTTATTATCGTTCAAACGAAAACACTATTTTTTTAAAAGCAAATGTTTCAATCCGAAGCACTGCAGGAAAAGTGGGCTCCGTTACTAAACTATGATGGTCTTGATGAAATTAAAGATCCTCATCGTAAAGCGGTCACCGCAGTCCTGTTAGAAAACCAAGAAAAATTCCTTAAAGAGGAACAAGCATTCGGTTCTGGCCTCAACCTTATGGAGGCTGTACCAACTAACTCTGCAAACTCTGCAGGTGGTAGTGGTGGATTCGGTGGTGGTTCAGCTGCTGCTGGCCCAACTGCTGGTTTCGACCCAGTACTTATCTCATTGATCAGAAGATCTATGCCTAACTTGGTGGCATATGACCTTGCTGGTGTACAACCAATGAGTGGCCCAACTGGACTGATCTTCGCAATGAGATCACGTTACACTAACCAGTCTGGAACAGAGACATTCTACAACGAAGTAGATTCTGCATTCTCTGGTCAGGATGCTGGTCGTGACGAGGAGACAGGCTTTACCGATGGTAATGCTGGTATGGGTACAACTTCACAGAGTGGAACTAACCCTGCTGTCCTTAACCCTGTTTCATCTGCAACAACTGCTGGCTACAATGTTGGTCAAGGTATGGTTACAGGTGACGCTGAAAATCTCAGCGGAACAGGAGCAGATGCCTTCGGTCAGATGGCATTCAGCATCGAGAAAGTAACAGTTACTGCGAAATCTCGTGCGTTAAAAGCAGAGTACAGTTTAGAACTTGCTCAAGACCTTAAAGCAATCCACGGTCTGAATGCTGAAGCGGAATTGGCAAACATTCTCTCAACAGAGATCCTTGCTGAAATCAACCGTGAAGTTATCAGAACCATCTATAAGGTCGCTGAACAGGGTGCTGTACAAAACACCGCTACTGCTGGTGTGTTTGACTTAGACATCGACAGTAATGGTCGTTGGTCAGTTGAGAAGTTTAAGGGACTCTTATTCCAGATCGAGAGAGATGCGAACGCAATCGCACAAAGAACTCGTCGTGGAAAGGGTAACATCATCATGTGTTCTGCAGACGTTGCTTCTGCTCTAACCATGGCTGGTGTACTTGACTACACTCCTGCACTTAACGCTAACCTTAACGTTGATGACACAGGTAACACATTCGCTGGTGTTCTACAAGGTAAGTATCGTGTATACATCGATCCTTATTCTGCTAACCTAACAAGTGCTAACGCAGCACCTACAGGTGGTAACCAGTATTANGTTTGTGGTTACAAAGGTTCTTCACCTTATGACGCTGGACTGTTCTATTGCCCTTACGTTCCACTACAGATGGTTCGTGCTGTGGGTGAGAACTCCTTCCAACCAAAAATTGGATTTAAGACAAGATACGGTCTTGTTGCTAACCCATTTGCCGAAGGAACAACCCAAGGTCTTGGTGGATTACTTTCCAACCAGAACCGCTACTACAGAAGAGTGGCTGTTAAAAACCTTATGTAAGCGAGTTGCTTATATACTTTCAAGAGACCCTTCACGGGTCTCTTTTTTTATGCTATAATAAATATAAAAGGAGACCTGTTTTCTACCCATGCACTGAAGATGCCTAAAGATCGTCCATCACAAATTGAAAATAGAAATTTTCTTGCACCTGTAGGATTTAAATTCAACCTTCAAAGAAGTCCAGGTACAGCATATTTCTGTAACCAAGCAAACATTCCTGATATAACTTTAGGAATAACAGAGCAACCAACATATCTACGTCAGATTCCTACACCAGGAGATATGATGGATTTTGGTGATCTGAATATAAGATTTTTAGTTGATGAAGATCTTACAAATTTTATGGAAATTCAAAAATGGATGAGAGGTTTAGGATTTCCAGAGAGTGTACAAGAATTTAGAGACCTAGAAGCAAGTGGAGTAGTACCTAGAAAAGATTTTAAAAATTCAGGTCAGGACATTTATTCTGATGGTACATTACAAATCTTAAGTAGTAATCTAGTTCCAAAGTTTAATGTCAATTTTAAAGGTTTATTCCCAACAAGTTTGACAACTCTAGTTTTTGATGCTACAGATACAGATATAGAATACTTTACAGCAGATGCTAATTTCAAGTATACTTCTTATAATATAACTAATTTACGTAATGAATCTCTATGATTGATCTGGAGTCGCTCCAGAAGATGTGGGAAGAAGATTCCAAAATAGATCCTGATAATCTACATACTGAATCATTGAATATACCATCTCTTCATGCAAAATATTTTGATTTTTATAATACAATATTCCTTTTAAGAAAGAAAGCAGACCAACAAAGGAAGAACATCCGTCATGAACGGTATGAGTATTTTAGTGGCAAGGCAGATCCTGATGTATATGTAAGGGATCCTTTTCCAAAGAAGATAAGAGATAAAGACACAATGCAGAAGTATCTTGATGCAGATGAAAAACTTTCAACATCATCTCTTAAGATAGAATACTATGATACAATGCTTGCATATATTGAAAGCATCCTTAAAGTGATACAAAACAGAACATATCAGATTAAGAATGCTATTGAGTTTATGAGATTTCAGTCTGGACTAGGGTAACTAAATAATCCCAGATGAATGGGATAGGTGATTGACACGGGCACTAATGTTATTATAGGTAAAGCAAACGAAGTCTTTTTAAAGATTAATGCTGAACCTCATATACAATATGAATTAAGAGACCACTTTACCTTTGAAGTAGAGGGTGCAAAGTTCATGCCTCAATACCGTAAAAGAAATTGGAATGGAGAAATACACTTATTTGATTTAAGATCCAAGAGAATTTATATAGGACTATTAGACAGAATTATTTCCTTTTGTGAGAGAAGAGATTATACTTATAAGTTTATAGATAACGAATACTATGGTTCTCCCTTTGANATTAATGAGGGAATATCAAAGCAGGGTGTTAAAGATTATATGGGTGCTATTTGTAAGCACAAACCTAGGGATTATCAAGTTGAGGGAGTATATGATGCTTTAAGGCATAATAGAAAATTATTGATATCTCCAACTGCGTCTGGCAAATCGTTGATGATCTATAGCCTTGTACGATACTATGTGGATAAAGGCGAAAAAATTTTGTTAGTTGTTCCAACGACCAGTCTTGTAGAACAAATGTATAAGGATTTTCAGGATTACGGTTGGGATTCGGAGTCATACTGTCACAGAATATATGCGGGTAAAGAAAAAACAAATGAATTTCCTGTTACTATTACTACATGGCAATCTGTTCATAAATTAGATCGTAATTTTTTTACAGACTATGATGTGATAATAGGGGATGAGGCACACTTATTTAAAAGTAAGTCCCTAGTATCTATAATGACAAAATTAGAACATGCAAAGTATAGATATGGGTTCACTGGAACTTTAGACGGCACACAGACCCATAAGTGGGTATTAGAAGGGTTATTTGGGCCTACTTATAAGGTGACAAGAACAGATGATTTAATGAAAGAAGGTCATTTATCTAAACTTGATATTCAATGTCTTGTCCTTAAACACCCTCCACAAAAATTTGAAACCTATCAAGATGAAATAGAATATCTTATTAGTCATAAACAAAGAAATAATTTTATAACAAACTTGACATTAGATTTAAAAGGTAATACTCTTATATTATACAGCAGAGTGGAAACTCACGGTGCAATACTTTACGAAAAGATAAATAATAATAAGCAAACTGATCGTAAAGTATTCTTTGTGCACGGTGGCGTTGATGCTGATGAAAGGGAATTGATCAGGGAGATCACCGAGAGGGAAAACAATGCAATCATCGTCGCCTCCTATGGAACATTTTCTACAGGCATTAATATTAGAAATCTCCATAACGTTATCTTTGCCTCACCGTCAAAATCGAGAGTTCGAAATCTTCAAAGTATTGGACGAGTACTTAGGAAGAGCACTAACAAAGTAAAGGCAATTTTATATGATATATCAGATGACTGCACTTATAACTCTCGTAAGAACTATACATTAAATCATCTCATTGAAAGAATTAAAATCTATAATGAAGAAAACTTTAATTATGAAATAATCACTATACAATTAAAAAAATAATATGGAAGACGATTTTTACGGAACAATCAAATTTAAAAACGGTGAAGAAGTATTTGCCAAGATAGCAGCATCTGAAGAAACAGATAGAACTATGTTAGTCATTCATCACCCTATTGTTGTTTCAGAAATAAAAACTCGTGCGGGGACAATCGGNTATAAAGTAGAACCTTGGTTAAAGACTACAAGAGAAGATATGTTTATTATTAATATGGACAATGTTCTTACAATGTCAGAATCATCTGATGTACATATGATTAAAATGTATCAGAACTTTGTACAAGATACTGATAGAGATAGTAAGAACAAACCTAAAATTTCTAGAAAGATGGGATATCTAGCGACTGTTAATGATGCTAAAGATATATTAGAAAAGCTTTATAAGTCTAATCCTCATAAAAAAAGTAGTAGCTAGAGGTTCCCTTGAACCCTGACAGAGTTATTCTAAAGGTAAAATAGCAACTTGTCAAGTATGTGTAGAGGTGTTATAATATCTACATACATAGTGAGATATGCTTATGGCAGGACGAATTATGGCTAAACGGAAAAGATCCGAACACTACGTTAATAATAAGGAGTTCCTAGCCGCACTAGTCAAACTTAGAGAAGATAGAGAAATTGCAGAGATAAGGGGGTTGCCAAAACCACCTATCCCACGTTATATTGGGGAATGTTTTTTAAAGATAGCAAATCATCTATCTTTCAAACCAAACTTTGTAAACTACATGTTTAAGGAGGACATGATCTCTGATGGAATCGAAAATTGCGTTCAATACATACATAATTTTAATCCTGAAAAATCCAAAAATCCTTTTGCTTACTTTACGCAGATTATACATTATGCATTTCTCCGCAGAATACAAAGAGAAAAACGTCAGTTAGAAATTAAGAATAAGATACTTGAAAGATCTGGTTATGATGAAGTCTTCTATGGAGATGACGGTGGCGATGCTGCTGACTATAATCAAATTAAAGATGCAGTTCATTCCAAATTAAGATACTAATGACTAGAAAATATGCAAAGAATAGAGAAGAATATTTTAAAGAGTTTCATAGTGTCATTGCACCAGTAGTGGTGGTAGATGGATATGACTATGAAAGAAAGTATGATGAGGAGCGTAGTTTTTGTTTACACCCCAAGGAGGATAAAGAATGATAGGAAGTGAAATGTATGCTATAAGAGATTTATTACTTTCTTGCCCACCAGTGTATACTCTACCTGGTACATGGACAAAATGTAACGCAATAATTCCACACTACAATGCTAATCCTAATATCACATTTGGTATTTCAATTGCAGTAATTACTATCCTATTAGCAGGGTATGGAGTCTACAGAGGATTCTTTGCTAATAAGAATTTAACTGATCCTTGGGATGATCACGACGATTAATGAAAGTTGCTATTATTACCGACCAACATTTTGGTGCGAGGAAAAACTCAAAACATTTTCATGAATATTTTCTTAAGTTCTATGAGAATATATTCTTTCCTGCTATTGAAGAAGAAGGTATTACTACCATTATTGATATGGGAGATACTTTTGATAGTAGAAAGGGTGTTGACTTCTCTTGTTTAGGATGGGCAAAGGATAATTATTATGATAAATTGAGAGATATGGGTTGTACTATCCATAGTATTGTGGGTAACCATACTGCCTATTATAAAAATACGAATGAAGTAAATTCTATTGATTTATTACTTGCTGAATATGATAATATAAAAACTTATTCTGAAGCAACAGAGATTGAAATAGATGGTTTAAATATTCTTCTTTTACCTTGGATTAATAATGAGAATGAAACTCATTCATTAAAGATGATTGAGAAGTCAAAGTCTCCTATGGTCATGGGTCACCTTGAGTGTAAGGGATTTAGAATCCATCCTAATTTTATTATGGAACAAGGAATCAATGTTGATCTCTTTGATAAATTTAAAAAAGTTTATTCTGGACATTACCATACCAGATCTGATAATGGTAAAGTATTTTATTTGGGTAATCCTTATGAGATGTATTGGAATGATCTTGAAGATACAAGAGGGTTTCATTTCTTTGATACAGAAACTCTAGAGCATACTCCTGTTAATAATCCTTACAGGATGTTCTATACAATTTATTATAACGATCATAATTATCAAACATTTGACACTCGTGAGTTACAAGGTAAGATAGTTAAAGTTATTGTTCGTAAAAAGAGTAGTTCTAAAAAATTTGAAAAATTCATCGATAAGTTGTATAATAGTAATGTACATGAACTTAAAATAGTTGAGAATTTTCAACTACAGGAAAACGAAGACTTTGAAGCCTTCGAATCCGAAGATACTCTTTCTATATTAAATAGATATATCGAAGAGTCTGAAATTAATCTTGAGAAATCAAGAATACAAGAGACTATTCAAAATGTGTATCAGGAGGCATGTGAGTTAGTTTAATGTATATTCTAACTATCAATGGTAGAGAAAATGAAGGTGCATACTCTGTTAAAAATGATGATGGAGAACATATTCTCTATCTTTTTGAACAAGAGGATGATGCATCTCGTTATGCCATGCAGTTAGAAGATAATGATTATCCTGAAATGCATGTAATTGAAGTTGAACCTGATATGATGGTTGATGTGTGCCAAGACCACGGATTTGGTTACACCATCATTACACCCAATGACATTGTAATACCGCCAGCAACAAAGAATGATTTTATTTGAAAAAGTCCGTTGGAAGAATTTTCTTTCTACAGGCAATCAATATTCTGAAATTAATTTTCAATCTCATGCAACTACTTTGATAGTTGGAGATAATGGTACGGGCAAGAGTACGGTTCTAGATGCTCTTACTTTTAGTTTGTTCGGTAAACCGTTCCGTAAGATTAATAAGAGTCAGTTAATAAATGCCACCAATGAAAAGGATTGTAGTGTAGAAGTAGATTTTTCTATTGGTACAATTAGTTGGAAAGTGTCTAGGGGAATAAAACCAAATACGTTTGAGATTTATAGAGACGATAAATTATTAGATCAATCCCATAATGCTAATGATCAGCAGAAGTGGTTGGAGCAGAATGTGTTAAAGATGAACTATAAATCTTTTACACAAATCGTGGTATTAGGGTCTAGTACATTTGTTCCATTCATGCAATTGACTGCTACAAATCGTAGAGAGGTTATTGAAGATTTACTTGATATTAAAATCTTCTCTTCTATGAATAATATTATTAGAGATAAGATTAGAGTTGAGAAAGAAAGTATTAATACGTTAGATCTAAAGAAAGAATCTCTGAATGATAAAGTAGAGATGCAAGAAAAGTTTATGGAGGAAATAGAAAGTCGTGGTAAGGAGAATATAAAAGAAAAAGAGGATAAAATTAAAGTACTTAATGTTGAAGTTGAGACTCATCTTGAGCATAA